AATGCTAATTTTGTAGCACAGCTATAAGAAGTTTTGACTCTTGCAAGATCAACTGCAGCAGACTTGTCCATCTCAACTTGAGTGTAAGCGTCTTGCAATTGTTGTTGAGTATTATTGATTTTCTTTTGAGTATTGACATGATTTTCAGTGTCAACATTTTGTGCTTCAACTTCTTTGTCCTTGGAGCCAGCGTTTGATGAGCAATCTTTATTTGCACAACGAGTTGCTTCATCATTCATTTCTGCTTCAGACAGTCTCATCGATGCACCACAAGAAGTGCATTCACAATCATGCTTTGCTTCTTCATCTCTGGATGCACCAACAGTTCTAGTGGTCTTATGTGGCATTGAAGGCATTTGAGTTGGGATGTGAGGATGATCAACATCCAAACCTTCAGATGGTGTTTCCAAATGATCCCAATCAACTGTATACTCTAATGAACCATCTCCAGAACCTTCAAGTTTTGAAGGCTTTGTAACTGTTGGAAATTGTAAAGAAGTTGGGTTGTTGGTAGGAACATGTTGATCTGCCCAAGTTGGGTTCTCTTCTTTTTGTGAATTCTCACCAGGCATTGTCATGCTTGGATATTCAATTTCACCCTTCATATCAACCATATCTTCGTTATACTTAAATGAGGCTGACGCTGGATAAGTCTCTTCTTCAGAAGCAATCTTCATGAGAATTTCTTCTCTTTCAGCTCTTCTCAATAGAGCTTCTCTCTGTGCCTTGCGCTCAGCCAATGCTTGTTTAGTCATTGATCTAACCTCGTTGCTTTTTTTCATAAATTGGTTTTCATTGTCTTCTTCATCATCTGATTCATCTTCAGAATCCATATCATCATCATCGTTAAAATGAGTGACATCTTCATCATCATCTTCATCAGAATCAACATCTCCGCCAAGAAGATTATCTAGCGCCTCTTGCACAGCTTTTTGTGCTTGGTCAACCATATCAGCGGGAACTTCAATCTCAAAAGTGGCGACATCATCACTATCTTCTACTTCGTCTTCGTCGTCCATATCTTCATCAGACATGTCATCATCATCTACATCTTCTGAATCTTCATCACTCTCAAAGTGATGAAATTCCATATCATCTTCATCATCTTCAGATTCATCGTTTGCGAAGTCAACAGTCTCTTTGCCCTCATCAAGGTCCAAACTTGAAACAACAATACCAGCTTGCTTTGCAATATTTGGAAGATATTTTGCTCTGATAGCATGGGCTACAACAATTGCCTCATCTTTTTCAAGTGAAGCTGTTTTTTCCATATCAGAAGCGCAATTTTTTAAATCTTCCTTATCAGTTGCATTGATTTCAGCTAATCTCATTGCTGCAAATCTCTCCTGATTGGCTCTATTCGAATTTTTATTCATTTTTATGCTGCTTCCCTTAATAAAATAAAATCTTTTATCAAAGAATCTATAAATTAGTTATTTATAAACTTTTTTTAAACTTCTAGATAACTTGTTTTTACACCTTTTTTAAAGAAAATAGTGAGAGAGCAAATCTCTCACTATTTTCTTTATGATTAATCAATCCATGTGATAGAAACATCAAGCTTTGATGGATCTTTTCTGGATGCATGTACACTAGTTCTAGAGTAATTTCCACACTTATAACAGAATGTATTATTCTTTACCTTATGAGCTTCTCTATTTCCACATGATGGGCAAACCATACCAATAGGAAGCATAGAAACTGCAGTCTTATCAAAGTTTGGTAGTGCAGTTTTGAGGTATATATCAGAATCAACTGTGGCAGATAATCTGACCATAGTTTTGATTTCAGATGCTACAGGACCCATGCCTGGAGCTGCTGGAGAAGGTGTAGGAGTTTCAGTTGGAGCAGTAGCAGCTCCAAGACCCATATCTGGGCCTAATCCCATAGGTTCTTCTTCCATTGATGACTTACCCTTATCTCCCATTGAAATTAATTCAATTTGTTGAAGAATTTTGTAAGTTGTTCCACAGCTTTGACAGTCTGCATTTGATTCAGAAATGTTTACATCGTCTGCTCCACAAACAGGACAAACGCTTCCCCATGGTTTCTTTTCACCTGGCTCAGCAATAGCATCCATATCTTCAGATGCGTTCATATCTGTTCCACCAGTCAATGAAGAAATTCCTAAATCACCACCACCAGGAGCGCCAGCACCCATACCTGGATCAACAGGACCTGCAGCAGGACCGGCTGGAGCAGGAGCACCCATACCTGGGGCAACTTGTGCATATTTTGATAGAATAGAGTCTCTACGATTCTTTCTAGCAAGTCTAGCACCTTCGGTCATAATTACAGGCATTTCTTCTGTAATTTCGGCATTCATTTCGCCATCTGCTTCATCTGTCTTGAAAGTCTTTGAAGATGATGTTGATACTGTTGCAGTTACATCACCATTTTCTGATACAATTAAGTCAGTGAAAGAGAAAGTACCTGGATCTACTTGGAAGCCATGTCCTTGAAGAACTTCAATTGCTTTTTGCTTGAATGAATCATCAAAGTTGCTGTCACTAGGTTGCATACCATCTAAGTCTTCAGATCTACAGATAAATCTGATGCAATCTGACTTGCTTTGGGTAACAGTCATACCAGCTGTTCTTTCAGAAGCAATTACAGCTTTTGCAACTAATTTTTCTGCAACTTCAAATTCTTCACAAAGTCTCTTTGCAGCCTTAGCAATTCTTCTTGTGCTGATGCCAAAGTTTGTTGAGTAGTCTGCCAACCATCCAACAACATTATCAGAAATATTCTTTGTTGAAGCAGTCTTTACGCCCCAGAATTCTCTTCTTGCTCTAGCTCTTAATCTGCCATCAGTTGCAGTTGCAGTTTTAGCTCTATCAATAGCAGCCATCAATTGTTTTTCTGGCATTGCTTCAACAGAATCAACTACTTCATCAGGAGTTGTTCCAGTTTCTTTTGATGACATTGCCATTGCAGAAATTGCAGACTTAAGATCATCTTTTGAAATAAGATCAGCATCAGCATCTACAGCTGACATTAAAGCAGACTTAAGTTCTTCATTTTTAGAAGGAGCAGTCTCTACGTCTAGTCCTTCTTCAGGAACAGAAGCTTGTCCCATAAGAAGTTCAGCAATTCTTGAAACACCTTCTTTGGTCATCTCGCCTTCTTCAACGGCAACTGAAAGTGCATCAGCAAGATCTTGAGCTGTTACTTCTGAAGTAACAGCTGCACCTAATTGCTTGAGAATTGCAGATACAGAATTTTCTGGTTCAGCATTGCCACCAAAGAAATCAACCTTTTCTGCTTTATCTGCTTCCATATCAGTTCCAGCAGCAGCAGTTCCAATCATTTCAGGAAGCATTGGTTCTTCAGCTAATGTTTGCGCAACTCTAACAATTGTCTTAGGAGTTTCAAGCGATGAAATTACAGCCTTGCCCAAGGCATTGATTGTAGCAGCCATAATTTCGTGAGCACTTGCAGAGCCCTCTGTACGGCAGCAAGCTAATTGTTTTTCTAAAACTTCAGTTGGAACACCATGAGTTACTTCATCTACCAATTCAGTTAAGGACTTGCAAACTTCTTCATCCTTGACTCTTCTGCCATAAAGTCCAGCATCTCCAAGAAGAATTTCCTTGACTGCATCTTGGCTTGCACCTGTTTGTTTTGATTTAAGAGTAAGTTCACGAACTTGATTGATAACACCAGTATTCTTGCTCTTAACGCCATCAACCAAGTTATCATATGACTCACCACTTCTAACTTCATCAAGTTGTCTTTCTCTTTCATCAAGTCTTTCTTTGACATCAAGTAAAGCAGTCTTGACAAATTGTGAGTAGTCCTTGAGTAAATCAGCAGCAACTCTTGTTCCTTGTCCATTTTCCATTAAACCAATTTGGTTTTCATTAAGGATAGGTTCCCAAGCAGTTCTTTTTCCATTTGTGTAACCTGTAATCGAACCATCAGTAGAAAGAACAACTCTATTACCTGCATTATCCTCGACTTTAAAATCGATTGTAACTGCAGCAGCAAGTTTTTTTCTTTGCTCTGATGCAATCTTTGCAAAGTGATCCATTTGATTTCTGCTCCCCGCCACGAAAGGCGTATTTGTTTTTATATTTTTGCTTCTTTCATTAGCAACCCTAATGACATTATCAATACTTTTTTGAATTTCTGAATTGTCACTTAAATTATTTTTCAAATTTAATATGCTTTGAGATAAATTCAAAATTTTATTGGAAGATGAACTGCTTTGAGTACTAGCAAAAACTTCTCTTTTACCATCTCTTGAAGCCCATACCAAATTGTGCGAGCTAGAGGCTAATGCAACTCCGCCTCCAACCTGACTATCTTGATCTCCAGAATAAGTAAGATCCATTACTTTTCCAACAGATTCAGTTGGTGCATAATTTGCCAAACCAACATTGGCATTCATCGGAGAAGCTTGTGGGGCTTGTCCTTGTTGTAAATTTTGAGGTTGATTTATTTGTTGAGGTCTTTGACCACTACCAACATCAACACCGTCGTCAATCATGTCTTGCATTGTTGATTGAAGTTCAGCCATTGATTTTGTAACTTTGCCAACATGTCCAAGATCTACATTGTCTTTTCGGGCAAACATATTCATAACTGCTACTTCAAGGAAGTTTAGTGATAAATTGATCAAGTCCAAGATATTAAGGCCAGATCTTGGATCAATACCTAATGCGCCAAGAACAGCTGCAACAGTAGAATTCTGATTTGCACCCTGCCCTGCTAGTAAAGGCCCACCAACTAATGTCCCAGCTTGTTGAGCTAGTCTTACTGCTGTTTTGGCAGTTGCATTTGCAACTCTTAGACAATTTTCATATTCAGGTCTTGAGATATTGTCATGTGGAGCACCTTGAAGAGCCAATACAATATTTGAAGAAATTTCATTTGCTTTTTTCTCTAAATTTGTCGCTGCATCAAGAACGTCATCTACATCATATATTTCTTGAATTTCACAAGATTCAAAAGCACCATCACCAACACAAGAAAGCTCAATGAACTTTACTCCGTAGTTTTTCTCATATGCTTTTTTGCCTGATTCAGGGTAAATTTTCCCTTTATATTTTTTGAGGTGTTCACAATAATCTCTTTCGGTATAGGCTTTATTTCCACAAACCGAACAAACGCCCCATTCAACACTTGCTCCCATAGAAACGTCATGGATTACACCAGTGCGGATATTTCTAGCAATATCTGGATAAGCTTCTTCATCTACAAAGAAAGTACAATACACACAGTCTTCTTTTTCGTCCCACTCTGCATATACAACCATTCCTTTTGCTTGCTCGATATCATCATTCTTGTGGTTTGTATAGATAGGAACGCCTTCAAAAGTTTTGTAGGCTGGAATTTTCTTGCCTTTAATTTCAGTTTCTTTGAGTAATTCTTCTTTGGAAAATAAGTCACCATTTGCATTTACTACGTCAGCATCTATGGCTCTAGCTCTTACCCATAGCAATTTAGCACCTTTACGTGCTTGCATTTCTCTGACAATATCGAAATCTTTGTATTTTTCTAGGACTTCTTTTGGATCTGCATAGAGAGATTGAAGACCGATTTTTGCTGCCTCTCTCATATTTGAAGAAGCAGTCTTGATAATATAATCTCTAGCTATATTTCGGTCATTTTCGTTGAGGAAACTATTTATTGTTATAGCTCCACCTTTTGCAACCTTGTACATATATTCAATCCTTAAAAAATAAAGTTATCAATAGGATTTGTTCTATTTTTGACCTATTAAGACCTGTAAAATTTAAACCCGTCGAAATCGACGGGTTTATTGTACAGTGACAAACTATTCTATAATTATAGATATTCCGAATTACCCTCTCCCATACCTGTTCTTCGCTTAATTACTTTAATTAACACGTTTAAACAATCTTGAGGATGATCATTCAATTCTTTATCTGTAAATCTGATGATAATCCAGCCATTTGCAGCCAATTCAGAATCTCTACGTTTATCTTTTGCAATTTTGTCTGGGTTATTATGCCAAATTTCACCATCTGCCTCAATTCCAAGTTTCAAGTTTGGAATAGCTGCATCTAGTTGATAATCCATTGTAGGACCAGCAGAATATTGTGCATATAAGGGAAAAGGCATGTTTAAAGACATCATCAGTCCATAAAGTTTCTTTTCAAGATTAGTAAACATTTTTGGTTGCTGAGAAACATCTACTTTCTTTTTTGCATATTTTTTTATTGAATCGTTTTCGTTGCTGGCAAATTGATAAATCTCTTCTAGAGCATAATTATTTAATGGATGAGAATTATCACCACCCATAATTGGTATATACAAAGTGCCGAATAATCCATCATATTCATCTGGTAAAGGACCTAATGATCCTCTGCCTGTTACTGGAGTTAATGATTTCAAGAAACCTTCATGGGCTGCAGATTTGATTTTCTTGCTAGCAGTTCTTACGCCTGAATTTTTTGCCTCTATTCTTTCAGTGTAAATTTCATTAATTGTAGAACTAGCAACTTTGTAGAACTTATTCATTACAGAAGCTGTAGGTGCAGCTCCTGGAGCGGCAGGTGCAGGAGGTGGAGCACCACCAGCAGGAGGCGTACCACCAACTGAAAGATCAGCAGGAGGTGGCATTCCTTCAATACCAGCAGATGCATTGGGTGTTGCTGCTCCAAAACCTTGCCCAGTAACACCACCACTCTGAAAACTTAATGAAACATTAGGAGTACCAAAAGATTGATCATTTACAAAGTTTGCACCTTGTTCAAATCTAAGTCTTTCAATTTCTTGATCAGAGTCAAGCCCGAAAGCTTCAATCAATGAAACGTTGGAAATCACTCCATTTTGATTTGCAGTGACAAGCATTTGCAACTTACCAGTATCATCACGCAATTGCAGATCATCAAATTTGATTTTTGGATAGACTAATTCGTCTTGTCCTCTCTCGCCTTCAATTACAAAGCCATTCCATTTTGCAACTGGCATGAAAACATTTTGTTCAATCCAATGGGCTACTTCTCTTCTAAATGTCTCTAATCTTTGAGCCATTGCAAGAAGTCCAACTTGAGCGTTTCCATAAGTTGGGCCCTCACCATTCAACAGAGCTTT